TAGGCTTTTTCATTACTTCTTTCCTCCGTTTCTGAATATTTGTGTTCCTTTTATACCATATATTGACGCCACGACAAGGATCCACAAATTAGTGAACCATGACGGGAGCTGTGAGAACATGTCAAAAAACAGCTTGACTTTGTCCATTGCAGTTGGATCGTCCGATATAACTGCCCAAGCGAGCACCAACACGGGCAAACTGAGAATTATCAAAACTGCCTCGTCTTTCCAGTCTGATTGTCGGGCTTCTAAAAGTTTTCCCTGGTAAGCTTCCT